CCTAAAGGCCATCAACATGCGCAGTTCGGCTGGTTACCCAGCTAGGCTGCTGTATGAGCGCAAAAGAGACATGTTCTGCGGAGACGAGGGGATTGACTTCACTAAGGAGGAAGTCATCGCCCTGAGAGATAGAGTTGAGGAGATCATAGCTGCCGCACGCAATGGTGAGCGGCTAGCACATGTGTTCACTGACTTCCTGAAGGACGAGCTTCGTGCGAAGGAGAAAGTGGACAATGGTGAGAGCCGTGCCATCAGTGGCAGCCCAGTGGACTATGTGGTCGTGTGCAGGATGTACTTCGGTGCATTCCTGGCGGCTTGCCATGAGACATTTGTTGACTCTGGCATGGCGCCCGGCATTAACCCATATTCCGACTGGCACAAGCTGGCGGAGAAGTTGGGCTTTGGAAAGGCCCCCGTGTTTGCAGGAGATTTCAAGCGGTTTGATGCTGCCCAGCAGCCCCTCATTCTTTCCTACATCCTGGAGTACATTAACTCCTGGTACCTGCGCGGTGCAACGCTTGAGGAGATGGACTCGGTGAAGGCGGACAATGAAATCCGCAATATCCTGTTCATGGACCTTTTGCACTCGCGCCACTTGACGGGCGAGTCTCATGAGTTGAGACACCTCGTTCAGTGGAACAAGTCGCTGCCAAGTGGTCATCCGTTGACTACGGTGGTGAACTCCATGTTTTCCCTCTTCACCCTGACGGCCTGCTATGTAGACCTAACGGGTGACCTGAAGGGGATGTGGGACAAGGTGTACTTGTGCACCTATGGTGATGACAACGTCGCACGTGTGCACGCTACTTTGATCGAAGTCTTCAATCAGGTCACTGTAGCCGAAGCCATGATGCGTCTGTTCAACCTAACCTACACCTCTGACGTCAAGGGGGCAGAGCTAACCCCCTCCCAGCCGTTCGAAGCGATCTCTTTCTTGAAGCGCAAGTTTCAGAAGGCGGACGTCGACGGCGGCTGGGTCGCACCACTGGATGTCAACAGTATCTTCTCCAGCCTTCATTGGCTGAAAGATAAGAAAGACCCAGTGGGGCAGCTCACTGTGAACGTTCACGGAGCATCAACTGAGTTGGCGCTCCATGGAGAGAAGCAGTGGACTGAGTGGGCAGTCGGTGCTAGGGATTGGCTTCAGGCCAATAACATCACCTTAACCCACACCTGCTATGAGCATGCGCTTGCAGAGGCGTGTGCCCGGAACCCAGACTGGTTTTAGGCCATATACGGGTTGCCCGCGTACATATTGTGAGCCCGGCGCGGTGCTACTGTCAGGATACCTTTTCTGCCACACTACTCACGATTGAGAGTAGGCTCACACTGCCTGGCGTGCGTGTAGACGCCTCGCAGTACCATAGTTACACGCTTCATCACCCGCTCAAGTCAAAGATTGTGAGACCATTAGTGGTCTAGACGTTCCCAGCAACACTGAGGTGTTAGCTGGTGCCCTTGTCCAAGGAGAGGCATCGATTTGTGCAGAGGCTCCTACGGGGTCTGCTGCGCAATTCTTATTGCCCGAGAGTGAGTTACAGGACCCTAAGTCCTACTTCGGTAGGCCGGTCTTGTTGGCGCGTGGGAATCTTTCTGCCACAACAACTAGGTTGTATACATTGGTGGTCAGCTATTCAAGCTTGGCTGCCAATATCCCTAGTTTTGTGGAGAGGCTCCGTGGAGTCCGTGGCATCCGCGCTGATTTTGTTTTCAGTGTGGAGCACAACTGTAACCCCTTTCATCAGGGGCTGCTGGTGTCCGGTTTCCAGTATGGGTCTAACCAGCTTGACCGGGGGGCGTTACCTTCATTGGTGACTAACCTCCCCCACGTTAGGCTAGATGTGGCCCATAACACGCGCTCAGTTTTGAAGGTTCCTTACCTGTCTGAGCTGGAGTACATTGGTAGTTCTACAAGTGAGGCTTCCCATGAATTTGGGACCTTTAGCCTTACCCAAGTGCTGCCAACACCTGCGTTAGCAAATTCGCAGGTCCCTGTTTTCAAGGTGTATGTACACCTTGAGAACATTCATTACTTTGGTCGCATTCCGATTTCTGATGCAGCTTTTATAGTGCCTCAGGTTGGTGCGATCAACCCATCAGGTCGATCGAATGCTGAAGCGGAGCTGGCTAGCAATGGTCAGTTCTCTGGGGTGTTAGCTTCTGCCGCCAAACTGCCTAAAGCAATTGGTAGTTGGTGGCCTAGCCTGCGCCCCTTCACAGGTCCTGTTACTTGGTTTCTGAATTCTTCCGCTAAGGCGGCTAGTGCTTTTGGCTATTCCAAGCCAGTTGCTACTGCGGCTCTTACGCGCCAGGTTCGTTTCCCTAATGTTGGGGAGAATTGTGTTGATTTGATTGCACCAGCATCTGTTGCTGGCGGATTCTTGTCCAATTCAGTCGCGGTTACTGAAGCCTTAGGTGGCACAGACCTCGACGAGATGGCGTTTGACACCATCCTCACCCGACACAGCCAGATTTTTAGGGGCAGCTTGTCTACAGCTGATACGCACTCAGTGTGTATTTATGCTAGTCATGTCTGCCTCAGTCATTTTTGGTTTCGGGCACCCACTGTTGCTGCCACTCCCACTATTGGGGGCGGCAATATCAGTTTGCCCAGAGGTTCAACATCATCCTTTGCTTTTGTTCCTTCTCATTTGCTCTATTTTGGGCAACATTTCCGGCTTTGGCATGGTGACCTTACATATAAGGTTACCTTTGCTAAGTCTAAATTCCATACTGGTAGAGTCCTTTTCACATTTGTACCCAATTACAGGCAGATTGCCAATGTTTCTAGGTATGTGGATGTAGGTTCCGAGGGTGGTCCTGCGCCTCCGACTTTCTTGTCGGATTTGCAGCCCACTCAGTACAGTAAGATTTTTGACCTGAAGGACGAGTCCGAGTTTGAGTTCGATGTCCCCTATTGTGCACCTGTTGCGCACTTGGGGTTCAACGACTCCTTGGGCTTTGTTTCCATGCAGGTTATGGACCCCCTGGTTAACAACGGGGAGTCCTCATCAAGCATCTCTTTCATTGTCGAGGTTGCGGCCAAGCCTGGCTTCTATTTTGCAGGCCTAACCGCACCTGGACAACCCATTGCTGCAGACAAGATAGTTCCGATCATTGAGTTTCAGTTTGGTGTTGGTGCTGAGGCGGATGACGCCTCCCAGCACTCTGTAGGAGAGAAGTACCTTAGTGCCAAACAGTTGGCTATGGTGCCCATTATGCGTAGGTTTGATCAGAGCAATAATAGTATTATTAATACTGGTACTGTTCCGCACTGGCCTTGCTGTGCTACGTTTGGGTTAGGATCTGTGCTTGCAGTCAACACGACTCGCCTTATGCCTTTCTCCAGATGTAGTATGGTGGCTCAGTGCTATGCCTTCGGTATAGGTTCCACCATCCTCACTTTGGACACTACGATGCTCAACCCCAATTGTTATGTCAGGGTTACACAGGACCCGAGAGATAACAGTGGCGCTATAACTGGCACGGTGCCAAGTTTGTACACACAGACTTCGGCCACCCCGAACAGTGTTAATGCCGTTCACGGCAGAGATAGCGCCATTGCTACCTTCTTGTTACCTGTGCTCAATTCTAGTCCTAGATTTGCTATGGGCGACTTTTTGGCGCCCCTTAGCGGAACTAAGGATTGGTCCCCAGATGTGACTAACAGCAATGTTTCCCGCAATGCTAAAGTGAATTACACTATAGTATCTAGGAACAATAGTGGCGCTGGCGCCGCTTGGTATTGGGGTGTTAGTGCCGCGGACGATGCTCGTGCCGCGGCGTACATAGGCCCACCTGTGTTGGTTTTGGCCAACTCTACATCAACTGCTAACAGTTGGTATTCGGGTGCACCTACTTAAGGGTAGAGCTTAGCTCTCCAACACGCTATTTATAGCGTCCACCTTCGGGGTGGTTTTTCTTTCGTTTAGAAGACTGCCCCTCACACAACAGTTAACGACGTGACTTACACCCTAGAGGGTAGACTCAGGTCGCATCAACGCCAGCATGGCGGGGTACTACAGGTCAGTGTTCTCTGGCGTTAACTGTTGTGCCCCCAACCCTCTGTTGGGATGCGCCGTTTCAAGTGCGTGTGTGTTACCTGTACACTTATGGTGTGCAGGAGCAGTTTTC